AGTGGTTTGTCTATGTTAGTTGAAACTAAATCATTAATTACATCAGTTGACTTTAACATATTTGTTAAATCTCCTAACCTTAACCAGCTTGACCCATCGCTATAATAGACCCCTGCGTGTTTTTTATTAATAAAAGCAACTCCAGAGTCTTTTAAAACAATATAAATATCGTTTGTGCTATTTATAGCAGAGGGTAATTGGGAAAAATATTCTACCTCACCACTTATTAAAATCTGTGCTGATAATTGCGATTCTGTAATTCCTTTGCTTAATAGTCCCATTTTAAAATAATATTGTTGCTACTTCATCCTTAGTAAAAACATCGCCAGTATTACTGTAATCATCGTCTAAGTGATTTGTTTTAAATTGTATAGCAACAGACGCACCATTCCAATTTGAACACATTGCTTTTATTCTCATAGTTGGGTCTTTATCAATCGTGTTAGTATCTTGAATAAATAATTTTATATTAGAAGACGGAGTACCAATTATTTTAAATTTTAATTTTTCATTTTTATTACTGTTAAATAAAAACTCTGCTCCAGATTCTGCACTGTCTATAACTTTTTTATATGTACTCATTTTTAAAACTTAACCAAACTATGTTACTTATTTTGACTTCACTCCTTTTTTAGGAGGGGTGCTAATCTTAACCGAAAGAGACAAATTCCAATCTACTAGATTGACCTCTTCTACTGTTTGTGCATCGTTTATTTCTTTTATTTTTAAAGCTTCTTTGTTATACACTAAACTTCTTTGTGTGGCAATTACGCCTACAAGATTTTTTAAATCATTTACTGTCATTGTAACTGAATTACCATTAGCATCTAACCAACTATAACTATCTTGATCTAATATTATTGCTCCAGTCATATTACTTACTGCTTTTTCGCTAGATATAAAATTTATTGCTCCAGTCATACTACTTACTGCTTTTTCGCTAGATATAAAATCTTTATTGTTATAACTAACATTTAAATATAAATCTATTTCTTTAGCTGTTTGTATTTCTGTTATTTTACTATTTTTAGCTTCTTGCAATAAATAAGTATCAATTTCTTTTTGAGTTGCCTCAACATATTGATCTCTAATGTTTTTACTTAATTGTAGATAATTATCTACTTCAAAAGTCTTAATGTCATTTGTTTGTTTGTTTTTTAAGTATATCATAATTATAAATATTCGATCCAACCGTCTAAATCCAAATCAACCGATGAAGAGCCACTGCCAGCAACATAGCCATGTTGGATATTAGAGCTAGAATCAGCCAATATTGGAAAAGGTGGAGTAATTGAAGATCTTGTAGCAAAAACATTGCCAATAGCACCGCTTACAACTAGCCCACCCTCCAATTTTGACTTTACAGAATACCAAGAAAAAGCCCCACTATGAGCCATGGAACCAGAAAGTAGTGCGAAAGTATTTGGTGGGCAGTCTAAATTTAAATCTGTGCCTGCAGCAGGAGATGCCGCTGTGAAAGCTGCTATTTTAGTGGTATATATAAATCTGTAACCGCCACCAAAAAATGTATAATTACCGCTTCTAATATTTCCTGCTCCATCAGTAAGTATCGCTCCTCTATAATCTTTTTTAGTATATCCGCTAGGAAGTGTAGGACTTGAAAAACTAGGATCAAATCCTGCGTCTACAACTCCAGTGCTTAAATTTTCAATAACAAAGCAATAGTAAAATGTATCCGCCGCAACTGAGCCAGTAAATAAACCCCCTGCATTATCTCCTTCCACCCAAGCCGCATCAATCTGCTTTGTTAATGCTGTTGCTACCGCTTGACCTGAACCATCATCAAAATTAAAATTACCAGCCGTAAAATCAATATCATGATCTGTATCTGTACCATTTGAGATTGTTATTGGATTTGGTAATAATGATTGACCAGTTGTGGTTGCTGTTGCTGGATTCTTACCTATTAAAACAAAATCAGCTCCATCATAAATAACTTTATAATATTGATCTTGCTGTAAATCTCCTGCTTCTAAGTCTATCTTAGAACCTGCTCCATCATATTTTTTAATGTTTTTAGCTGCTACCGCACTAACATTTAAAGTTGATGCTCCTGTATTATCTACATTAACTTTTAGGTTAAATTCTGATCCTGTAGCGTAGGCTGTGATAGCAGGTAATGGCGTTGCTGTGTAGGTGTCCGCTGAACCTCCAAGAGTTCCTAAAGTTCCAAATGAGTTATCTTGCACTTGACCTAAAGCAATTGAATCAGTCCTTGCTGAACCGTTAGCTAATGTTGTTATTTTCTTACTATTAAAAGGTATGTTAGCTGTGATTGTTGTTTGACCGTCTTTTGCTATTGAGTTTGATAAACCTGTTGCAAGTCCGTCAAATTCTCCGTCCATTCTTGATGCTTCGATGTCAATTCCATTTGCTGCATCTGTTGTCCAGTTGTAAATTCTATTAAATGTTCCTGATCCGTTTCTTGGCATAATTTTATAATTTATTTTCTAGGTTATGTAAAATTAGTTTAAAAGTCAATTACAATCCCACCTTTTTAAAGCTAATCCTTTTCTAGTTAGTTTTCCATTTTTAGAAGTTGCTCCTTTCATTCCTGACATTCTGGCACAAAAAGACTTTCTTCTTCCGGCTGCTGTTTTACTTTTGCTTGCTTGCTTAGCAGTAACAGGTGCTTTTAAATTGCTTCCAGTTGCTTTATTATATTTAGCCCTACCTTTGGCTGTCAATCCTCCTTTCTTAGATTTTTCGCCTCTTCCTACTGACAAATTAACTGATTTCTTTCTCATTTCTTTTTGTATGGCTTAGCTGTTCTTTTAGCTTGTTTAAATGCTTTCGCTGTTGGTGCACCTTTAGCACCCTTTTTTCTCATAGTTTCGCCGCTACCAGCTTTTATTCTTTTCTTTTTTGCGTGTATGTTTGCGTACAATCCTTTTGACATAATTTAGTTAATTGCTTGTTGTGTACCTAATAAAGCCCCTGTTTTTATTAGATTTTCTGTCACCTCTTTTCTTAAAATTGGTTTTAATTTATAAATCTCTGGGAATACTGATTGTATTATTTCTCTTTCTACTTTTGAAGCTCTGCCAGCTTGAACCCTAGCCGCTGCACTTCTTGAAATATCTGAAGCTGCTTTAGCTCCAACCGTTGCACCTATTCCACCACCTGAAACTGCCGTACCTATTGGTAATAATCGACTTCCTAATGTTCTTAAGGTATCTGAAACTATACCTGATTTGGCCGCATCTTTTATAAGTTTCTGCTCTTGAGGAGTAAAGCCTCTTAATTTGTTTGCGTTACTCGCAAGAGTTCTAAATCCTGTTTTTATGGCTGTTGCTTCGTTTGGGGATAATGCAGCTCTATTTATAATAGCTTCAACATCTCTTAATTTAGACGATCTTGACCATAGGTTGCGACCTCTCTTTAATGCTTCTAAACCCTCTGATCCGCCAACAATATCATCTTTTCCTGCTTTATTTAAAATATCTCTTAATTTTGTTTGTAATTTAGCAACTGGTAAACCCTCTTTCTTCACTCTGCCTAGCTCTGTTGCGTTGTCAACAATTTTTCCTAGATACTCATCTAACGCTTGCATATCATCTAAATTAAGATTTTGATCTCTAAACTTCTCTAATTTTTCAGATACAGTATTAATAGGTGAATCAGATTTTAAAATTTTTGCGACTTTAGAGGTTGGTTTTAATTTTCTTACCTCATCTTGTACTTTATTTATTATTTTTCCCTTAAATATACCTCCTTTTTCTTCTGCTTCTCTATAAGATTTATTTGCTAATTCTTTAATAGCACTAGCACTTGTATCTGGTTTAGTTTTTAATGTTTGTCTTACTTTAGAAATTCCTGCTCCTGCACCTTTTAACAATCCACCAGTTGCCGCACCAACTGTTGCACCTGTTGCAATTTGCCTTACTGCTTCGCCTCTAGTTCCTGATTCTGTTGGCTCTAATGCTGAGGTTAAAGCAGAAGCTCCTGCAATTTTTGGTATTGTTGCACCTGGTATTAAAAAGCCAGCTCCAGCTTTTGTTATAGATCTACCAATTTTCTGCTCTGGTGTTAATTTAGATCTTTCTTCTGCAATTCTCTTACCTATTGACGCCGAAATATCTTCTCTTCCCATTAATTCAGCAACTCTTTGACTTGTACCACTTGCCAACTCGCCTAATGCTGGTCCTATCTCCAATATTCCACTTATAGCCTTTTGACCATAATCAAGAAATATATTAGCATCATCTTCTGGAGGTTGTGCAACTTGTGAAGGTTTATCAAACTGTTGTGAAGCAAATTGCATAACTTGATCTTGTGTAGCACCTTCTGGTACTTCAAATTTTGCTATCCTTCCGTCTGGTAATTGTATTTTTGCTATTGGCATTATTCAAATCCTAAAAATTTAATTCCTGTTGCTGGTTGCTCTGCTGGAGTCATTCTTGGAGCATTACCTCTTAACATATCGCTAATTCTAGCTTTATCTTCTTTATCTGGGAATAATGGTTTATTTTCGTAAAATTCTTTTTTAACTTTAGCAAAACCTTTAAAAGTTCCTTTTTCAGATAAATATTGACCAGCAAGATTTTTTAATTGTAAGGTTCTTTCTTTGTCCCTCATTCCTATTTCAATTAAAGCTAGATTTTGAGATTGTGTTTTATTTCTATTAGGCACTCCAGCTACTAAGAATCTTAAATCACGATCAGAAGTTGCACCTGTCAACCCTCCATCTTCTCCTTTTGGATTTCTAAGTTGTAAAGCAAGTTTATTACCAACTGCCGCAATAATAGCATCATCTTCTAAACCTTCTACATCAAAACCAAATAAATCAGCTACCTTTTTACTTCCTGCTCTTATATCAGCAAAAGCACCTTGTGCCGCATCTGGATTACTTACAGCTTGCTTTAAAGTTTCTAAAGTTTCTAAACCTCTTCTTGCTTGATCTCCTGCTTCTGTGATTGATTCATATTTTTTAGCAAATATCTTTCCAAGCTCCTTTTTTTCTTGTGTTTCTAACTCCCCAGTCTTAACCTCCACCAATGGTTTCTTTACCTTACCTCTTAATTGCTCGCCTTGTGTAGTTTTTATTGGTTCTGCTGTTCCAGTTTGTGGATCAATCCTTACAAAACCCCCTTCGCCCTCTCTTATATCATATTTTGGTGCGGCAGGTGTAGTTAGTTTAGATTTAACAAATTGTTGAACAAAAGCATCTTTAGTTGCAGGAGACATTAAGCCAGCTAAGTCAGGAGATAAGCCTTGGCTTTCTAGCATTGCCCCCATCTTCTGATTTCTCAATTCTTCTTGTTGCATTAGTTTATCTCTAGCTTTCTTTTCAGCAAAAGCACCTATTGCAGCAGTTCCTAGTTGCGCCGCTAATACTCCATAACCACCTCGAGGATCAAAACCTTTTCCACTTACTGCAGATTGTGTTATTTGTCCTGCTTTTTTTAATTCTTGTTCTAGTAGTTTTCTATTTATCGCCATATTCTTTTTTATTTATAATATAAGGTATAACATCAATTTTGCTGTAATCTACCATATAATAACCATCTTTTTTACTAACTGCATCAGGATTAATTTTTAACACCTCTTGAGCCATAGTTCCAATATGGTTTGGAGTTTTTGATTCTTCACCAATATAACTAAATTGATAAATACCTAAACCACTTGGTGATTCTCCTAATTTATGAATATTTTCTTTTAGTCTTTCGTCAGAAAAAGCCGATATACCAGCACTACCAAGACCTCCTAAAGCACCAATCATTGCATTTCTTTTGTCTGCTTTTCTTTGTTTTCTCAACTGTTCGCCTTCAAAAGCTCTATTTAATCCAGCTTGTTCTGCTCCAAATAAATCTAACCCACTAAAATTAGATTGAAATTGTTCAAAACCTACTCCACCCACTTGTGCATTACCAAGTAAGGATGCTAATTCGTTAAACCTCGCTGATCTTTGAGCCTCTGCTGTCTGTACTGATTCAAAAGATAGTTGTTGCAACTGCCTACCTTGTGAAGATTCTAATCTGTTCAATTCTCTTGCGTATGCCTCACTGCCTGATGGTAAGCCTCTATCTGCCAAAGATTGCTCTAGTTGCTCTCTTTGTTCTGTAAAAGCTGGCTCTAGTAGTTGCCTGCCTTGTTCAAATCTTGCCTCAGGATCTGTATCAGATAATTCTACACCTTGTAATTGTTCTGATAAACTTCTTGCCAAACTTTCTTGCCTTCCTCTTTGTCCTGCTTGAAATTCTGATTCTTCGATTCTTACAGTATTTGTTAAGGGGTCGTAGATTTGTCTTCCTCCAGGACCTTCGATATTAGGATTATTTAATAATAAATCTTTTTGCTGTTCTGGTGATAAGTTTCTAAATAAATTAGCTGTCGCTATTTGTTCTGGAGTTGAGTTTGGTCTGCCCATACTAGCCATCCTGTCTCTTGTGTAGCTTGAATCAATGCCTAAAGCACCGCCGAGACTGCTTCCTATAGTTTTTCTAAATGTTTTTTTAAAACTACTACCAATTCCCATTATAAAATATTATTAACTGTTACGCTATAGTCAGTTCTATACCAACTAAGCTGTTGACCATTTAAGGCAACAAAAATTTTCATACCTAAAGCTACACCTTCACCAGAAGTTACAACTAACTCGTTCCTAATTGCACTTACAGGAGACCAAGGAGACCCCCAAGGAGACCCCCAAGGAGTGCCAGAGGAAACACTACTTACATCTTGAGTTACTGCTCTTGCTCCATAATCAAAACTAATAGACGTGTTTAAAACAACATTACCATCAACATTAATTATATTTCTAAATTCATTCACTACTTTTTCTTGTGGTGAACCTAAATCAGAATAAGCCGCCTGCACTGTGCAAGGGATATTATTGCCATTATCACTTAAGCCATCATCTGCTTTCATTATAGATCCATCTTCTCCAAAATACAAACTACTATTGTACAATCCCCAAGTTCTTGCATTCATATTTGAAAACTCAAATCCTGCTCCTGTAATTGTATTTAGACCATATTGCTTGTAAGTTGAATTAGTCGCAACTGGTACATTGAAAAACAACCAACCACCTATTGAAGCCTTTGCATATAAAACAACCTCCCAACCATAATTAGAAGAATAAAAATTAGCAGAGTCTAAAGCTACACCTGATAACTTAGTTTGAGAAGTTACTGCCCCACCATTCTTAAATACTTCTGAAAAGAATACAAAGTCTGGGCTTGTCATTATTGCAACATCTCCACCTACTTTTATAACTGATCTAACACTCAATGGAGATCCTATTTTATATATACCTATTAAATTCCAGTTGTTAGCATCAGAAGGGTCAGATCCATCATATAATATAGCAGTGCCACTAGACATGATAAATAAAGCATAGTCATCAACTCCGTCTCCTCCATCGTGATTCCAAGTTGCCATAGCAATTAAATTACCCCCATAAGGAGCTATACCAGCAAGATCAAATTTAGTAAAAGATCCTTGTATTGCGTTTGTTGCTCCGTAAAAAAAACAAGAATCATCAGTTGACCAAGTATAAAGCCTATTTTTATGAACATTGCAACCATCTAATTCTGTTGCTGTTAATCCTGTACCGTTTATAGTTGAATTGCTTAAACTTGTGCCATTATATACTTGAGGAGTGTTCACTCCATTAAATAATAATAAATTGCCATTCATGCTTACTGTTTGCCATCTGGCATTTGCAAATCCTGATCCTAAGTTGGTTATTGAGGAGGGGTTTGTGACATCGTTTATTTCATCTGAATTTGCACAAATAAATTTTTTAATTGTACCATCTCTTAATTCTGCTAAAGTTTCTACATTACCATTTAATCCTGTTGCGTATTCTGAATATCCTTTTCTTGTTACTAATTTACCTTGTGAAGGAAACCAATTTCTCATCTCTGGAGCGTCTGTAGCTTCCATTTGCGATAAAGAATCTCTACTATTAAGACCACCAGTTGGTGCGGCAACATTAGTTCTTAATGCCTGCCCTACTCGTTCTTGTTGTAATCCTGGATATTGTCTTAATATTTCTAATACCATTAAATTGTTATAATTTCTGGATAACCAATTTTACCATTTCTTAATCTTGTTGCTTTGTGTCTGACGGTTTGCCTTCCTGCATTAATCGACATTCTTTCAGCTAGTGCTAAATTAGCTGTTCTTTGATCTTCTGCGTATGGTCTGCCTTGCACTTTTAACAAGTTCCAAGTTGCATCTAACTTTAATATATATTCATCTATTACAGAAATATCTGTATCAGCAAGCCAGCTAGTTTGATCAGCTCCTCCACTACTTTTTACTAGATTATTGCTTACATATTCAAAGACATACCCATTTGTTGAGGTTGGCGTAGGGTATATTAAGATTTCATTACTTCTGACCCTGTAATACTCTAAAACTGCCCCAGATCCTACTGTACTATTTACCAACTCCCTCCAATCTTGAGGAGTGGTAGATCCAATCATTTCTCGCTTGGCAGTTGTATTCCAAAAAGAATTATTTACTATCCTGTCAAAATCACTAGGTAAGTTATAATTATTTTGAGATGCAACCGCATTAAAACTGTATTCTTTTAACAACTCTTGCCAGTAATAAGATCTAGCAAGGTTGATTATTGATCTTTTAAGCACCTCCAAGACTTGAACGGCAACTGTTTGGTTGTTACCTACAATTGTTGTTGGCACTGTCGCAGACTTAGTCTGTTGCAGTATTTCTTGTGCGATACTTAAAAGTGTCATTATTTTTTATTTAAAAAGTTTCGTAAATCAATAAAAACTTGATAAGCCTTTGGAAATCTTTTTTTATCTTCTATAAAAAAACTATCTCCTAATTTATTAGTAAATTTTTGTTCTCCTGTAGGTCTTATTAATTTTGTATATTTATCATTATAATTATAAATAGATATATATTCTTTTACAATTTCGTTATTATTCTTTGTTTTTATTGATTTTTCAAAAAACGCTACATTCCATCCGCTTTCATTGATAAATTCCGCCTTATCTTTACTAACTATAGTTTCGCCTTTTTTTAACTCTCTTTTTGTCATATTTTTTTAATTAAGTTAGGGGTTTTTACTCCCCTAACAGGTTTTAGTTGTCTTTACCGTCTCTAACAAAAGGTCTTGCAATCTCTAATTCTGCTAAACCAGTCGATGGAGTGTCAATAGCAGAAGCTCCCTTGCAATTACTTATGTAATCACCAGCAACATCAGCATCGTCAATAGTACCTGCTGTTGAGGTCAAATAGCAATCAGCATTATCAGCAAAAGAAGCTGCTACTTTACCAACTGCTTTACCGCTAATCTGATACCAACCATATTGGTTAGCTATATTAATAGATAATGCAAAAGCTACTGAACCGATTGCATTTGCAGAGGCTAAAGTTGTTGAATAATCATCAGGATTATATACAACTGCTGAACCAACAACTGTTGATGCAACACCTTTTAAATAAATAAACTCACCAGTACCATAATCAGTATCTGCTTTATCTACTGCTTTAATAATAGTTCCTAGAGGGAGATTTTTAACTGTTGAAGTTTCATCTATCTTTTGTGGATTTATTGTGTTTTCTATACTTTTAAAATTTGACATTATTTGAAATATTGCGAGGGGGATTGCCCCCCTCTTGTTAATTAGTCTATCATTACACCATGTACTCTTGCATTATCAATAGTTAGGTTCATTAAACCTGTCATTGGTAATACATAAACATCTTGGTTTACTGGTCTAGTTACTTCCCCTTTTTCCAAGAAGTCTCCTAAATGTTTTAACTTAATATGTTGAGAATTTAAGAAATACATATGATTAGCAGGACATTCTGGATCATAGTAAACATCAGCTCCTTTGTATTGTAATACATCGAAACCTGCGTCAGCTAATTTACTGCTAGCTACTCTTTGGATAGTCTGCAAAGAATCTTCATAAAATCCGAAGTTTATATCATCAGCAGTTATCAAATCAACCTGTTTACCAGCTTGGGCTTGACATCTTCTGTAAAGGCTATTCATTGCTTTTTGAATAGTTGTTGCATCTTTAGTTGCTGACTCTACTGAAAAATCATAGATTTTGTTTCTAAAAAAAGCACCTTCTGTCGAAGATCTATCGATACCGCCTACCGTTCCAGATGTTGGGTCATCAGCAACTAGTAATTGCAAACCGCCAATTTCTTGACCACCTGTTCCAGTGCCATCTGAATAAATAGCAGATCCAAGTGTATTTTTAATTGAGCTTTCTAAGTTTTTAATTTTCTCCTCCATTAAATTTGCAATTCTCTCTTTACCAGAGTTTTGCTTCATTTCCTTGCCAGACATTGAAATAGTACCAGTAATGATTTTTTGTTCAAAATCTGCTGCAGTAATGACATCTTGGATAGTAGTGTCAAAAGTATCAAATTCACCCTGAAATTGTACTGTTCCATTTGAAGAATAAGTTAGATTTTCTCTAAAAGCTACACCACCAGATTCTTTAATTACATTTCCCTTTTCTTTTAGTCTTATAAATAAAGGGTGAAAATTTTCGATATTGTCAATAACTTCTTTTCTATAGTTATGTAATGTCGTTGTCAATATCTCCGAAATATTAGGATTAGTCATTTTTAAAATTTATTAAAATTATTATTAATAAATGTTTAAAGATTATGCAAAAAGTTCAGAAATAGCCTTATAGTTTAGCTCTTTAGCGGAAAGGTTTTTATTGCCACTGCCTACGCTAGGAGAATATTTTTTATTTTTCTTCACTTTCTCAAGAGCTTCTTTTTGTTTAATCTTCTCTTTTAAAAGTAATTCTTGCCTTTGCTCTCCTTCTAATTCATCATCAAGTAACACTGCTTTATTATATGCCTTTTCTAAGGTCATTGTGCCGTTTTGATCTGCCTGGAATAACAAAGACATATTCTTTCTAACTCTTTCAAAATAAGGATGTTTTAAACTTCCATCTTCATTTTGACTTTGTGCAAAGCTTGTTAATTCTTTTTGCACCGTTTGAGCTTGGCTTACCGCCTCCTGTTCCTTTAACTCTTGCAATTGTCTCTCAACATTTTCAAGTTGTTTTTTTTGCTTTAGCTCTTGCTCTGTTAGATATTCATCTTCATCTTCTGCAACAGGGTTATTTTGCTTCGAGGTTAACTCCTCTAATTTTGTTCGCATTTCTGCCAACTCTTTCCTAGTATTCCCGAGTTCAAGACTTCTACGATCAAAATCTACTCTTCTTTTTTTGGTAGCTTCTACTGCTTCTTGTCTTAATTCAGGGTCTTTAATTTTTTTGACGAGTTCTTTTTCTTCCTTAGTCCAACCGCTGGTTAATCTAATAAATTTAAGCTCCTCCTCCGGATCTTCTGATTCTTCGGTTGGTGCGTTTTCTGCATCAACTTCTGTATCATTATTTTCAGTATTGTTTTCTTGAACAGTTTCTTGATTCTCAGTTTCTTGAGTTTCGGTACTCTCTTCCAGAATTTCAGCTAATGAATCGCTGTTTTTTTCTAATGTATCTGACATAAAAATATTTAAAGATAATTATTTTAATTAGAATAGGTTATGTAAAATTAATTGTCAAGGTTATGTAAAATTAATAATCTTTTATATGGCAATTATTCACTTTTAAATGATTTAAGTATCCGTTTTTTGTAGTGTAAACTTTATTATCAACATGGCTTTCAATTCCTCCATGCTTAGAGATATAACCGTCTATTGTCAAATCTTCTCCAGAAGCAGGCATCTTTCTTTGTTTTGATGCTCCGCCTTTTCCGTATCCATCAAATACCCATTGTTTTTTCCCGTCTATAGTTTTTAAAACTTTTCTAGTCATTTTTTATTTGTTCGTTGAGTCTTTGGGTTCTATTTTCAATTACCTGCTCTGCTGTTGGTGCGACCCTTTCTAGTGTTTTTGCTTGGCGATCTGCTGCTTTGTTTGCGTCTTCAAAATCAATTTTATCGTCAAATTGCCTTTGGTTTTGTAAAACTCTTGCTTTTTCAATATCTATCTTTTGTTGTTCTAAATTAATTTTAGCCTTTTCACTTTCTACTTTAAACTGGAACTCTCTTTCTTGTCTTTCGTTTTCTGCTTGTGCCAACACTTCTTCTTGTGAAGGCTGCTCCTCTTCTTTCGCCTCTTCTGGCTTAGATAGTAAAAACTCCTCCAGATTTCTACCTACTTTAAAAGGTCTTGCTATAAACCCTAAAAACTCGTTAAAAGCATCTGGCTGTAATATTCCAGCTTGCACCAAAGGGGTAAATTGACTTGCAAAGTTTGTTACACTACTAATAAATTCAAATCTTTCGGTCTTTTCTCTTTGTTGGTCAACCTCAATAGTGCTGTCAGTTTCAATATCTATTGAAAAAGATCTTAAAACATCATCTTTTAATATTTCATCTATTTTTTTTACTTGGTCTATCTCCATTGCAAAGCCTTTCAATTCGTTTTGTGCAATTTTCATAGTCTTATCAAATCCTTTTTTGGCTTGTTGTTTTAATAATTCTACTTGTTGCACTTTTTCTGCACCTGGCAAATTTTCTGGCAAGTTGTTTACTGCTTCTTGTAATAGCATGTTTTGGTTGTCTTGTGCTGTTTCTGCAATATCTTTTAAACTTACTATTTGGCAACCAGAAATTTTTGCCAACTCTTCTATTCTGTAGTTTTCGCAAATTAACTCTGCCATAATTTCCATAGTGTCTTTTATCATAATGGCGTTAGCTTTCTGTAAAGGTTGGATTCTACTAATAGCAAAATCGCCCTTGAGTCTTTGTGCTGTTGCCGTCTCGCTCGCTATACTTACACCCCTAACAATATCAGATAAGCCCGTAATTTCTCTTATATTATTAATAATTTGTGCTTTTTGTTGTGTTAAAATGGTTATAGTGTTAGCAATAGGAACTATATCTTTTATATAAATTTGATTTTTAATATCTACGGTTGCACCTCCAGACATAGGAGCAAAGTCCCCGTCTTCTCCATTAAATAAATTTTGGACATCTTCATTTTCTGCAACTGAATTATAAACGCCTGTATATTTTATTTGCTCCGTTAAAGACCTTATTCTTTCATCTAAAATATTTAATTCCTCAGCCTGTGATTTATACATCCTATATAAAGGTATAGGCAATAATGAACTAGGATCGCTGTCGGTGCCTACTGGTCTGGCTATAGGGAAGAAATTGCTTAAATTATAAGGGTTTTGATCTACTTGGATAATCTTTTCTTGTGTGTACCATAATACCTGATCGTTTACCTTGTCCCAGATTTCCCAAATTTCTAAAGTTTCCAGTTTTCCATCATTGTCCGTTGAATCTGGCTCTAAGTCTTTTGCATCTTCGCCAAACAATTCCAATAATTCTGCTTGTGTTTTATAAGACCTAAAAGCTAACCAATTTAAATCGTCCCAACTGGTCGCTGTGTAATCTGTTATAAAATTTTTATATTCTATTCTTTTTAAGAAGATTTTTTTGTTGCTTTCGTCCAGAATTTCTTCTCCCTCTTCGGTTTTTACAACTTCTCCCTCTTCCATGTAAACACGAACCAAACCACGCCCATTAATTAAAAAGTCTTTTCTTGCTTTACTAAAAATTGTATCTGCTTTTGTTGTTTCTAAAAAAAAGGTTGTGACTCTTTCTAAAATTTCACTTGCAATTTTAGCCTCCTCATTTTCATCTTTAAATCTTCTTGTTATATTAGGCTTGGGTAGTTTTGAATACACTAAAGGGGCTAATGTTTCGGTATTGGCATATAATATATTATACCTGTTTACATCTTCCACATTATACTGATCTTTATAAATATTTTCATATTTTTTAGATTCTCTAAAATATTTCTCATGAAATATTAAACATTTTTCAATTTCTTTTTTCCAGATCTCGTGTAAATCTGATTTTTGTTTTGATTTCTTTTGGTCTTCGTTGCTCATGATTCTTATAGTAAATAACTTTTTTCTAGGTTATGTAAAATTAGATAAAAGTCAAGTTTATTCATAGTTCTTGTTTTTCTTTCCTTTTCTTACCTGGTGCGGGTTAAAGTTTTCCCAGAAATCTTGTGTTGGATCTGGTAAAGCCTCTTTTATGTCTATTGTTATAGGTCTTGACATTGCTATATATCTGGCTACATCCAATAAATGGTCTTCTAGTGCTGTGTCTAAGTCCTCTGGCTTCGTTCTGTCATATTGCATTATCGGCAGTGTTCTTATTAAGTTTTTACAATCTTCAGTAATATACATTAGTGGTCTACCGTCTTTCCCTGTCAATCTTGTTCTTATTTGTTGCCAACCTGCTACCCTTTTATTGTCGGCTCTTTCATAAATACAGCCATATTTTGCCAACTCTTCGGCCTGTGTCATTCCCATATTTTTTTTACTTTCATCAAAAATTGCTGGATCTGCTACCTGTCTGTTCATCTTTTCTTTTCCTTGTCTTTCCATTGTGTTTTTTGCTATTTCTGGCAACTCCATTTTTAAACCTTTATTGGGCTTCCCTGTCCATCCGTAATATTCACGATAAAAAATTAAACTACC